CGTCTGGCTGGCTTCTAGGCGTGAACTCAGTTCGCAATCCTTGGGCATTGCCTGATAATCAAATCAAATGGGCCGTAAACTGCTCTGTTCGCGGTGGAGTAGTCCAGACTAGGCCGGGATACTCTATGAGGCTTTCTCTGCCTCCCGGCAACTTTCAAGGCGGCATTTTGTTTTCTTCAAACAAGCAATCTAACGCATCCGAGTCGATAGTCCAAAATGGAGTAACAAAAGTTGTTCCAGCACAGATTTTCAATCCAGATGGAACTAGTGTTGTTGCTGATGAAATTCCTTATGTCGTTTTTGCTGTAAATGGCAGCGTTTATTACTCTCCATTCCCATTGACTCAACCTAAAAGCTGGGAAGATTTTCGACTCAAAAATATCCAGCTTGATCCAAGCGTAGATCAGTTTGTTTTTACTCTAGCAACCCAGACCGCACAGGTTTCAACTGGTGGCGATGTAACGGTAACTCCATCGCATCGAATCATTGTAATTCAAGATGGCATTTCTGCTCCTGCATACTGGGATGGATCAAACCAAACTGGTATTCAGACAACCTCTATTCCTACTGGATACTGGATGGCATTTAGCGGTAATCGTCTTTGGGTTTCTGCGAAGAATATCGTGCTGGCATCTGACCTTGGCGACCCGACATCATTTACTGAAAGGCTGACTGGAACTGGACGTGGTGACTTTGCGTTTGCTCGCGTTGTCACTGGAATGACGAATTACATTGGTCAGGATAACGACACAAAGCTGGTTGTATTCACTGACCGTGCGACATACTCACTAGCAAGCGGAATCTACGACAGAACGCAGTGGGCAAGCACAGCTAACTTTCAAACCACATTGTATCCAACTATCGGATGCGTTGCTGGCAAATCTATTTCGTTCCAAGCTGGACAAATCTGGTGGTATTCCCAAGGCGGACTAATATCTGCTGACATTGCGGCGTCAGTCTATGTTACATCGGAGTCACTTTATCGTGACGTTGAGATGGCTCGCGTAAAGGCATACATGGCTGGAGATACGTCTAAGATTTGCGCGATGACATTTGAGAATTACCTTCTCTATTCCGTGCCATATCTTGAGCCTTGTAACTCTGCTACAATGGTTCTTGACTATGCTCCAGCGGCAGAGTGGGGGACACAGAAGATTCCTGCATGGTGTGGCGTTTGGACTGGCACTCGCCCCGTTGAATGGATTTCTGGAGTGATTGATGGTGCGCCTCGTTGCTTCCATTTTTCCGTTGACTACTCAGCAACAAATGATGGCTCATACAATCATCTCTGGGAGGCATTCACTGAGCGCAGAGCTGATACCTATTTTGACATAGATCCAGATGGGGGAATCATTGAAAAAGTCAATCGAATTTACTGCCAGATGGAAACTGGGCTTTTAGGAGATGGACTTGATTTCAAGCAATTCCAGTATGGTGAAATTGAGGCTTGCGAAATTGGTGGAACTGTGGATGTCAAGGCTTCGTATCGAGGATCGAAGGGGACATATCAAAGTATTCTTGAAACAAAAATATTGGCAGTTACTGACGATTATCAGTGGGTCAATACAGACTTTTCTGACGAGATAGAGAGCCTTGGATTTCTGAATACACAATATCGCAGATTAGTGACTGAAAGCACCACCAGAAGGGCATCGTATATTACCTGTGAATCAAAACTGACCAACGACATTGATAAGGCATTCTCCATGCTTATCGAGTGGTGCGGTGAATTTGGCGTTGAGTCATTGAGGGTATTCCTTGATCCTTGGAGCGAGCGCAGCACGGGTGTTCCTAATTCTCCAGAAGTCAAATCGTGTGTTATTTCTCAGGATGGAACCAGTCTCACCGTTGATCTCCTGCCAAGCCCATACGAGCAAGCTGACACATCTCAGAAATCTTGGTGGGCTAAAGAGTATAGAACGGTTAGTCTTCCATGCACTGCTAATCCAAGTAAATCTATTTCAGCAACAGCATCAGCGAGCTTTCTTTCTAGCATATCTCAAATTGATGCAAAAAACCAAGCTGGCATTCTTGCTGAAAATGCAGCAAGCAATGCGGCGAAACAATATCTGGCCCAAAACCCTTGCTAATATGCCATCAATTACAACAGCAACTAGAGAAGTAACTAGCTTCCCGTTTAAATACATCACTCCTTTTAAAAATGATGCCGTTGTTCCATTGTATTCCTCCATTCCTTTATTCAATCCAGAGAAAGGATGTCTTCCTTGCGCTGCTTGTGGAAATTATGCTGATCGCAAAAAAATCATTGCACAACAGGCAAACCGATTTAAAGATTATATTCCTAACGATATTGCAGGTAACAATGCAAAAGTTGGATTTAATTAATAAATATGAAGACACGGATAGATTATCGACTTGTCCCTAAAGACTCATTTGAATTTGGAAACCTACAAGACTTTGCTGAGTCGTTTGACCACAAGATTAACAATCATCCGAACATCAATGTTTACGCTCATTATCGGAATGGCGAGCTGTTTGGCTATTCTGACCATGTTTTCCTTCCTGTTGTTTATCCAGCTTTCCATCCGAAATTTACTAGGCCGCAAGATGTAATCCAAGTTATGAGTGACTGGAGATCGCACGCCCAACTTTCTGGTGGTCTTGGATATATTGGTGTCCCGTTAATTGATGATCGTCCTAAATTTACAAATGATGTAATGAATAAATTGGGATTGACTAAAATGGACAGGGAAATTTATAGTTACGATTCATTGACTTAAAATGGGTGGAGCTTCAACAGTAAACGCAAAAGATTATATCTCTAAACGCGATCCGTCGCGTGACATTGCTATTTCTATGGCATTGCAACAAGCTCAAGCCCAGCAGATGGAAAATCAAGCTGCCATGCTTCAGGCATATGCTAAAATGACTCCAGAGATGCAGACCTATGATGCGTCACAGCAATCTCAGAGGGCAGCACAACTGGGATTGGAGAACATTTTTAGGCAAAGGCAATTAGAAGGAATTACAAATCCAGAAGCGCAAGCATTTAGGCAGCGTCAGTCTAAGGAGATTCAAGACCTTACTGATAAGCAGAATGTAGAGAACTACATGAAGGAATATATGCGGACGCAGGGACTTCCCTCGCAATACGCTACTGGACTTGGTGATTCTACGATTGGACGTGCCGCCATGTTTGATCGTGCTTTGGCTGCTAAACAATCATACGAAGAAAATCTTGCAGCACAGCGTCAAGCCTATCTTGCATCACAGCAGGCTCCAGTTGGTGGATTATCTCCAGAGACATCTATTGCTGGAAAACAAGCTGCTCAAGCGCAAAACCTAGCTTCCATGGAGGCATATAAGCAGGGAATGCTTGGAAATGTTGGACAATTTGGTCAGACTGGATTTCAGTCTGCTATGAATCAATTTGCAAATCTTGGCGGAATCCAGCAAGCCAATCAGCAGTCTCAAATGCGCTATCAGAAAGCAATGCTTGAGAACCAAGCCCAGAACCTTGCATCTCAGCGAGCAATTACAGGTGCATGGATTAAAGCTGGTGGGGATGTCGCATCTTCTTCCCTTACTGCTCTCGGACAAGCTGGGAAGGGATGGACGTTTGGTGGTGACGAAGAAACTTAATAAATGAATAGACCTGACGACACTTCAATGTTTGCCTTGGTTGCGGCTAAATCTGCAACAGGCGGTAGGTATCTTCAGAACCAAGCTGAGTTGCTTAAAATGGCTTCACAGATGCCTCCAGCAATGCAGACATTTGATACCGCAAGGACATCAAAGGAAGCGGCTGAATTTGGCGTTGAGAATATCATTCGTTCGCGTGAACTTGAGCGTTTGACTGATCCAGAAGCCGCTAAAATGCGGCATGAAATGGGAAGTCGCGTTGCAGAGCTTTCTAGCATGGAGGCTATTCAAAGAAGTGCAAAAGACTGGGCGATGAAGCAGGGTCTTGGCTCTGGATATTCAAGTGGAGTTGAAGGAACGATTGGACGCTCTGCCATGTTTGATGCTGGCACAGAAGCTGGTCGTCAGGCTCGTCTCCGTGCATTGGCACTACAGCAAGGATATTTGGCTCAAACTCCAGCACCAATTGGGGGACTAGATCCAGCTACTGCGATTCAAGCTGAAATGCAAGCAAAAGCTGCTAATCTCCAAGCGATGCAGCAATACCAGCAAAATGTGCTTGCAGGAGGTCAGAGATTGCAACAATCTACATCTGATTGGATCAATCAAAACCTTGGAGAATTGCAGCAGGCCAATAATGTTGCCCAACAGAATAGGCAGAACTACGAGCAGGCCATGTATAACAATGCTACTCAAAATGCTGCATCTGGAAATGCGATGTCAGGACAAATGATTGGGGCTGGTGGAGCGGTTGCTGGTGCGGCGATTGGTGCGGCGATTATTATTTAATGAGACAACACCTAATAAATAAAACAATAAATAAAATAAAGGAATGGAATAAAAGGTGGCCTAGAGCAGTTGTTTTGTGGAGCGGAGGGAAAGACTCTACGGCATTGCTTCACCTTATCCGATACGGAGCAGAGATTGATGTTCCTGTTATTCAATATCGTCAGCCAAAATTCCGTGAGCGATATGCCTATTCTGATTACCTCATCAAAGAGTGGAATCTTGAGGTATATGAATATCCTCCAATGAAAGTAGCATTGGCAGATGGGCCAGATGTCAATACTGGCGATGTTCGTTTTGACATGCTTCACTACTTCCAATGGGGCCGAGATTGCGTGATTTTGTCGCTTGGAACTGAAAAGCCAAAAGAAGGAGAGAAATTTCTATGTGGAGTGACTGACTTCTTACAACGTCCTACTGGAACATTTAACTGGCCTTGGGGTGCTGTCTATATTGGAACAAAGTTTGAGGATACGGATTTGATTAAGGGACATGTTCCATTAGCTCAAGACATCAGGATTGTTGACGGATCTCCCGTATCTCTCTATCCAATGCGTGACTGGACAGATGAGGAAATCTTCTGGTATTTAGAAGATAACGGGATTGAGCCTGATCCTACTCGATACATTAAAGAAAATCAGAATTGGAAAAACAATCCAGATAAGTCACTCAATGCTGATTTCTACCCAACTTGTTTTAATTGCGTTAATCGCCATTTAGATCGTCATGTCCACTGCCCTAAACTCAATGCTACAATCACAAATATCAGCGACATGGCCCCATATGAAGACATTGTTATTGATGACTTGGGATTTCGTCCTATTGAATGGAAGAAGTAACTGAAAATGATTGTATTTCATGTGGTGCTTGTTGCTCTTATAAATGGTCTTGGCCTGTTCTTAGACGAGATAGATCGGATTGCGAAAAGATCCCTAAAGAAATGCAAAGAATGGATTATCCTTTAATGAAAACTGAAAACAATAGATGCATTGCCCTTGAAGGAATTGTTGGAAGTTGCGTTTCCTGTTCAATTTATTTTGACAGACCTGATTCTTGTAGGCAATTTAAACCAAATGGCGAGTTATGCCATGAGGCAAGAAAAAAACTAAACATTAACACTCAACTTATTTAATAATATGGGCGGAGGCAAAGGCGGAGGCGGAAAATCTAAACAACAATCTGGGCCAGATCCAATGATGGCATATTTGGCTCAAATGCAGGCTGCACAAGCTGCACAGGCTGAAGCTGCTCGAAAGGCGCAGGAAGAAGCGATGCTTGAAACTCAGCGTCAATCTGCTCTCGCTTCCGCCCGTCAAGGTGAAATGGCTGCACAGCAAACGCTATCTCAGGCTGGAGCAATGCAGAAAGCACAAGATATGGCAGCATCTGAAGCCCAGCAAAAAGCATTTGGCTCCGCTGGTTCTGCCGCTATTGGCGGAGGATTCGATATTGGCAAGGCTCGCGGAGAA